GCCCAGTCAGTGGAGTAGTGTGGCCCGGTTGGTTGTGCAGTGCCGCGCTGATAAATGCGGCCGTCAGGCGCATAGTCGGTATCGCCCTTAACATAGGACTTCCCAACGAGCTTCGCCACCATCCTGTCCAGCACGGGGCCGGACGCGGTTGATACTTTGACTTTCATTTCGATACTCCTTCTGGTTGATGCAGACAAAATGTCTGCAATTGGGTTGCCTTCCAAGCGTCTCGGAAAGCGATGCGATCGGGCTGCAGGCCCCAGCGCGTTTTGTAGTGCTTGATCTCTCGCACGAATATGGCCAGCCGTTCCCGGTCGAGTGCCAACTGTTCTTGCTTCGTGAGTGGTGAAATTTTGCTCATGTCAGTGCTCCTGAAATTACGAAAAGGGAAGGGAGTGGGTCCGCCGGCGCGTCGTAGGTGAGGCAGCGTGGGGGATTGCCGCTGCCGTAGCTGCCGCTGCCGCTGCCGTCGCCGTAGCCGCTGCCGTCGCCGTCGCCGTAGCCGTAGCCGCCGTAGCCGCCGTCGCCGTAGCCGTAGCCGTAGCCGTAGCCGTTGCCGTTGCCGTTGCCGTCGCCTTGCATCTACTGCTCGCAAGGGATGGTAAACAGGACGTTGGCGGGCGTATCAAGCAGGACGATACCGCAAGGGTCCAGCACGGTGTCTTTAGTGGGTCCGTTGAGCGCGATTTCGCCAAGGCCTGTGGTTGTGCCCCACTTTCGGATGTTGTATGCGTCGGTGATGTACGCGGGTTTCGTATCGGTTGCGGCGTGGTAGTTGCCGATGAACACCCAACCCGCTTGCAGGACTACGATGCGTTTGTTGTGGTTTATTACTTTTGACATTGTGGTTCTCCTAAGTTACTGGTGGCCGACCAGTGGCGGATTCAAAAAATACGTTATCAAGAAGAGGGCTGGCAAGGGGTCTACGGGTGCGTCGTAGGTGAGGCAGCGTGGGGGATTGCCGTTGCCGTAGCCGCCGTTGCCGTCGCCGTCGCCGTAGCCGCTGCCGTCGCCGTTGCCGTAGCCGTAGCCGTTGCCGTAGCCGTTGCCGTAGCCGTTGCCGTTGCCGTAGCCGTTGCCGTTGCCGTAGCCGTCGCCGTTGCCGTTGCCGTAGCCGTAGCCGTAGCCGCCGTAGCCGCCGTAGCCGCCGTCGCCGTTGCCGTTGCCTTGCATGGTCAGCTATGGGTGTAGCCGTCGGGCTCGATGCCCAGCCACATCCCGGCAAACTGCACCATGACACATCCGGGCCCGTGCTGCACCGTGCGTCGGAAAGCGCGATAGGGCCGGTATGACTGGTACGCTGGGGCTGGCAGCGTGGCACATGTGCGCAGCCACACCTTGTGGAGCGCTTTGCGTTGTGGTTTCGTGAGTGTGATCATTGTGTTACTCCTTCATCCGCAGCTTGGGGAGAGACAGCACCTGCTTGGAGATCGCTTTGCACTCCGCGTCCAACTGTTTCTGCCACAGCACGATGCCGGCCTCACGTTCGCGCAGCTTGTTCTCGCGCTCGGTGAACTGCTGCTCACGGGCCCGGATGTACTCGTGCGCGGTGTCGAGCGTCAATAGGGGTATCTTGAAGTCCAGCACATCCATGCTGTTGATCAGGCGCAGGAAGGGCTCCGCATCGGGTACGTTCAGGATGGCGGGCTTGTGTGTCGCCACCAGTTTGAAAAACCGGATGCAGGCGTCGGTGACTTCTGCGGGAAGCGGTGTTGTGTTTGTTTTGGCCATGATGGCACTCCTTACGTTGTTTGCCTGTAACCGACAGGCGGCGGGGTTCGGTATGCAGACATTTTGTCTGCATGTGTTCGGTGCGGGACTATGAGTGGTGCGCACGGCCGGCCGCTGCCCGGCGCTTCTCGGTGCGCTCTTTCTCGCGGGCAGCGGTAGCGTCGTGCAGGGCTTCGGTCGCTGCGTGTAGTTTGTCGGGGTCGCGCAGTCCGTTGAGCGTTGCCGCGCGCCAGTCGGCCAGTTCTTTCTGCCGTTCAGGCGGCAGCAAGTGCACCCAATTCACCGGGGCCACGTCGTCCACGCCCCTAGTGTAGGCAACGTCTAGCGCTTCGTTGAGCGTGTCTATGAGGATGGCGTCACCGTCGTAGCGTCCGGTGTGCTCCATGGTGACCGTGGTACGCGCAGACAGCTCCTTGGCAAGCCAAGCGATGAGCTTGTCCCACCGCACATCGGATGCGCTCTGCTCCATCGACGCACTGAACGGGACGATACGCTTACCGCGACACTCGATCTTGGCGTACAGTACGTCGAACGCCTCCATGAATGCGGAGTGCACTCTTCGCGGCACCCAGTTGCTCCAGTGCAGCCCGTCGCCCGGCAGCCCCCGCTTAGCGGCGATCTCGGGTATGGTGAGGTTGTCCAGATTGAGCGTGTACGCTTGCTGGATGGTTTGCTTGGTACGCAACAGCACGGTCAGGTACGGTTCATATACCGGCCCCTTCTCCGCCCACTGTGCATCCTTACGCCAACGCGCCATGTTGGACTGCTTGTTCTTGATGTCAGCGTTTAGCGGCTCCAGCAGCCGCGACCAGTCGCGCGCAGCGGTCAGCTTAATGCGTACGTCGTTTTGCTTGCAAATCTGCTTTGTCAAGCGTTCTGCCTCTGTAACCGACAGTCCATTCTCACGGAGCAGCCGGAAGGTTTTAGATGCTTTCATAGGACTCCTTAGTGCAGACAAAATGTCTGCTTCACACAGTATACGTGATATTTCCGTGATTTCGATGCACGTAAACCGAGGCCTTCCTCGCGGAACCCGCATGGATACTAGCTCTCCCGAGCTTCACATAAATTACCTCGCAGAAAAAAAGAGCAAGCATTGATCTATGGGAAGGACTTTACGTAAGTCCGAGAGCGAGAAGGGCGAGCGTACGTATTCTCTTTTATTCTCCTTCTTACCTTAATTTAATTAGATATAGATAAATAAAGAGAAGTAAAAGAGAAAAGCCATACAAATCAACGCTCAAACGCGGCACGGCGTAAGGTAATGGCATACGCACATTGAAAATCATGAAAACCACGAGAAAGCGTACATACGCTATAAGAATACCTTATGCGTATGTACTTTTGAATGCCTTCTATTAGCGGAACTGATGCTCAACGAGGCGCCGCGTGCGGATTCCGGGCACCTTGATGACTCGAATCGCCTCGTAGGTGGGATGTACGCTTACTGTACCGTTGACCCATGCACGTGCCCACGGGCCGAAGTCTGGGAGCGTTTCCACCGTAACGACAGGTGCAGACAAAATGTCTGCATGAGTGGTCAGTTGTCCGAGGTCGTGCGCTGCCATGTGGAAGTGCTCACGAGTCCATTCGCGCTTGAGGGCCAGGGCCATACGAGCAGCGCGGGTGACGGTGTAGTTGTAGTTTGCTTTTGACATGATAGTTCCTTAACGTGTTGTGCAGACATATTGTCTGCAAGTGTTCGCGACATGCGACGCACCACATAGCCCTGACTCGCAAGGCTACAGGATGGGAACGCTTTGGTGTGGCGCGCGGCGCACAAACCTGTACGCCCGCTACTGTGCCGGCCTACTCTGTTGCGCCCGCTACTGTACGAGGGGTATTGAACCCGCCGAATCCCCGCGCTCAGATAACTCCGTAGCAGGAATCCGACGGTGATTGAATAAACGTATATACGCTTACTGTGCAGTTGCGATGTATGACAGGATGCCCTTACGCATTGATGCGTATGTGTCGAAGGTCGCGTCCAGCTCCTTGAGTAAGCGTACTTGTGCGGCAGTCAGCACGATCTTGTCTGCAACCTTTGCAGACATTTTGTCTGCATCGTCTGCGGTGATGTCTCGAAGCATGCGGTTAACCTGCTGCTCCAAGGCTGTGCTACGCAATGCCTTGCCAGTCTCAGCATCACGTTGGTCGGCATAGGACTTCTTGTGATGCACGTATGCCGTGGCCAATGCGATTTTGGCATTGTTTTTCGAGAGCTTGCCTTCGTTGTAGTCCTTGCGCACGATTTGCACAGCGTCTTGGTAGGACAGTGCGGCAAGCACCAACGTGTTGACGTGAGCCAGTGTTGTTGTGGAAACTGTGGGGGAGAGAGTCTTAGCAGCCATGATGGCCTCCTATACCGAATGCTTGGTAACACCCTAGCGTCTTTCGATACCTCAATTGTAGGAATGGGGGTCGGCAACCCTCCCTCGGTTGACCCCACTACCCCCCTACCCCCACTTGCTATGTGCCACGACGGCGCCGATATAGAACACTGTGTCAGAAGAACGATTACCAATCCATAGTAATTTTGTCAACTATTAATTTCATAAATTTTTTTGCTATAAAAAACATAGCACCACGGACGAAAAAAAGCCCCGGAGCATTGCGCGCCGGGGCTTAATTCAAGGAGCATCACGTTTGTGAGGAAAACACAACTAAACCCCACGCCGCCATTATATGCTACATTTCGTATATTACAAGGGCTTTGCATGTTATTCGAGCACCTTCTATCGCCAGAGTTTACCGACATCGACGACCTACCCGCGGAAGCCATCTTCAACGCGCAGGTGGAAACGCTCGACTGGCTGGATGACGACACCGCACCAGTAACCGGCGCCCCACCCAAACCACGCGACAGTGCGCTCGCCCAGCAGGCCTTCGCAGCGCTCACCGCCGGCGCACCCCCGGACAAGCAGCTCACCGACATCAAGAACCTCCGTACACCGGCGGCCGTACGCCATCTCGTGGGGATGCTCAGTGCCTACGACTGGGACTTCGTGGAGCAGGCCAAACAGCTTCGCGGCTTCGTGGTGGCCAAGCTGCTGGAGGAGACCAAGGACCCCGTGGCGCGCAACCGGCTCAAGGCGCTGGAGCTTATCGGCAAGATAACGGAGGTAGCCGCCTTCACCGAACGCTCCGAGGTCACGCACAAGAACGAAGACTCAAGTGTCATCGAAGAACGGTTACGCGCTAAACTCAAGTCCTTGCTCCCGCCAACAATCGAGGTGCAGGACGCCGAGGTGAAAGAGATCGCCATCGTGGCGCGCGTAGCGCCCACGTACGCTAAAGACACATGATGGACGAGCAGCACGACCTTACCGAAGCGGACATCGAGGCGCTTCTTGCGGCCGTACCGGGGATGCAGGGTAAGGAGCAGGAGGCGCTGCTGGGCGACATCGAGAAGTGGCAGCATTCGCGCACGATACGCGCGGCCAAGGATGACTTCATGGCGTTCTGCCATTACGTTTACCCGAACTTCAAAGAGGGGCCACATCACCGGTTCCTGAAACCGATCCTGCACCGCACCAAAGACGGCACCGAGCCGCGGGTTACCGTGAGCATGCCGCCGCGCTTCTCCAAGTCGGAGACCGTCGCCTTTCTGTTCGTCGCGTGGTACCTTGGGCACAACCCGTCCCACCACATCATGATGGTGACGCACACGGCCGACCTGTCCGCAGACTTCGGGCGCAAGGTGCGCAACCTGATCGACGACGCCAAGTACAAGGAGATTTTCCCCGACACCATCGTCTCCAAGGACAAGAGCGCTTCATCCAACTGGGCGACGACGCTCGGCGGGAAATATCTGGCCATCGGTATCGGGGCCAACGTGGCCGGCCACGGCGCCCACCTGCTGATTTGTGATGACTTGGTGTCGGAGCAGGCGATGCTGGCCAATCCGGAGGTGCAGTTCGCCAATGCGTGGGAGTACATGCAGATCGGCCCGCTGCAGCGGCTGATGCCGGACGGTAAAATAGTGATGATCGGCACGCGCTGGGGCAAAAAAGACCCGATCGGGCGCGCGCTGCAGTGGGCGATCGACAATCCGGACTCACCGCAGTGGTTGGAAGTACGCTTTCCGGCGATTTTGCCTTCTGGTAAGTCGTTATGGCCAGAACAGTGGCCTGTTGAGCAGCTACTCTCCAAAAAGGCGTCGATGTTGCAGCAGTTTTGGTCCGCGCAGTACATGCAAGAACCTACCTCCGAGGAGGGCGCGCTCATAAAACGCGAATGGTGGAAGATTTGGCCGCACGAGAAGCCGCCGAAGGTAGAGTTCATCATCCAGGCGTGGGATACGGCGCACGAAGCGAAGACCCGGGCCGACTACTCAGCGTGCGTGACCGTCGGAGTGTGGACAACCGAGGACAACGAGAGCAGAATTATCGTTTTGGACTGCATCAAAGGGCGCTGGGAGTTCCCAGAGCTGAAGATCAAGGTACTGGAGCACTGGAAACAATGGGAACCTGACTCGCTTATCGTTGAAAAGAAGGCTGCCGGCGCTCCGCTGATACAGGAACTGCGTCGGATGAACATCGTCGTGCAGGAAGTGAGCCCGAGCCGCAAGGGCAACGGCATTTCCAACGACAAGTACGCTCGGGTGAACGCCATATCCGACATTTTCTCGTCCGGGCTGGTGTACGCGCCCGATACGCGGTGGGCCCACGCGCTGATCGACGTGGTGGCGGAGTTCCCGTTCGGCGCCAACGACGACGAGGTTGACTGCCTGCAGATGTGCATATCGCGGTACCGGGACGGCGGATTTATTCGACTCGCGAATGATTTTGACGATAATGTTGAGGATTTCCGGGCCCGGCAGAAGGCGTATTACGGTTGACGGCCCGCTAAAACCCCTCAAATACAGGACAAATCATGGAAAAAACCCTGAATCCAGCCCCCCGCGGCCTCGATATTGAGGACGATATAACCGGTGCGGAGCCGTTTGAGTTCGAGGTGGAGGGTGAAGATGACACGCATACGGTCAATCCGGATGGCACCGTGACCATCGTGATCAAGGAAGAAACCCAAATAATCACCGGTTTTGACTCAAATCTGGCCGAAAAGCTGGACAAAGGGGTGCTTTCCATGCTCGGTTCCGAGCTTTTGGAGCAGGTTGAGGAGGATTTGAGCAGCCGCAAGGAGTGGGAAGAGACCTTTGTCAAGGGTCTTGAGGTGCTGGGGATGAACTACGACGAGCGCACGGAGCCGTGGGTCGGCGCGTGCGGGGTTTACTCTACGGTGCTTGCGGAGGCGGCCATACGCTTTCAGAGCGAGACCATCATGGAGACGTTCCCCGCCGCCGGGCCCGTCAAGACCGAGATCATCGGTGAAGAGACCGATGAGAAGCGCGAAGCGGCCGTGCGCGTGCGCGACGACATGAACCACGAGATCACCGAGGTGATGCAGGAGTACCGCCCGGAGCACGAGCGCATGCTGTTCTCCCTTGGCCTTGCCGGCGCGGCGTTCAAGAAAATCTACAAGGACACACGGCTTGACCGACAGGTGTCGCTGTTCGTGCCGGCCGAGGACGTCATCATCCCTTGGGGCTCCGCCGGAGCGCAGACCGCCGAGCGCGTGACACATGCCATGCGCAAGACCAAGAACGAGGTGAAGCGGCTGCAGGCGGCGGGGTTCTATATAGACAAGGACTTGGGCGACCCGGCACCGGCGAGCACGAACATCGAGAAGCGCAAGGCCGAGCAGCAGGGGTACACCCTCAACAACGACGAGCGCTACCAGTTCTACGAGATTCAGGTCGACCTGAACCTGAAGGGCTTCGAGGAGCCGGATGAGCTGGCCGTGCCGTACATCGTGACCATCGACAAGGGCACCGGCACGGTGATGTCCGTGTATCGTAACTGGGAAGAGACCGACAGTCGCAAACTGAAACGGCAGCACTTTGTCCAGTACACATACATTCCCGGGTTCGGCGCCTACGGCCTTGGCCTGATCCACCTGATCGGCGGCTACGCGCGCTCGGGCACCTCCATCATCCGCGAGCTGGTTGATGCCGGCCAGTTGTCCAACCTGCCCGGCGGGATGAAAACCCGGGGGCTGCGGATCAAGGGCGACGACACGCCGATCGGGCCCGGCGAGTTCCGTGACGTGGATATTGCCTCCGGTACACTGCGCGACAACATCATGCCGCTGCCGTACAAGGAGCCGTCCAACGTACTGTTGTTGCTGCTGGACAAGCTCACCGAAGAAGCCCGTCGGCTGGGGGCGATCAGCGACATGAACATCAGCGACATGAGCGCCAATGCCCCGGTGGGCACCACGCTGGCACTGCTGGAGCGTACGCTTAAAACGATGTCGGCCGTGCAGGCGCGTGTCCACTACTCCATGAAGCAGGAGTTCAAGCTGCTGGCGGCGATCATTCGCGACAGCAAGCCAGAGGACTACGGCTACGAGCCGGTCGATGGCCCGCCAAGTGTCAAACGTGCAGACTATTCGCTGGTGTCGGTCATCCCGGTCAGTGACCCGAACTCATCCACGATGGCACAGCGGATCATGCAGTACCAAGCGGCCGTCCAGCTGGCTGCAGGGGCCCCGCAGATTTACGACCTACCCCAGCTTCATCGGCAGATGCTGGAAGTGCTCGGTATCAAGAACGCGGCCAAGCTGGTGCCCACCGACGAGGACCAGACCCCACGCGACCCGATCAGCGAGAACATGGCGTTCTTGAGCGGCAAACCGACCAAGGCGTTCTTGGCGCAGGATCACCAGAGCCACATCACTGTCCATAGTACGTTTATCCAAGACCCAATGATTGCCCAGACGATTGGGCAGAACCCGCAGGCGCAGCAGATGGCTGCCGCCGTGCAAGCGCACATCGCCCAACACCTTGGCTTCCTGTACCGTCAGAAGATAGAGGAGCGCATGGGCGTCACGATGCCGATGCCAGATGCCGAGTTGCCGCCCGAGATCGAAGTGCAGTTGTCACGCGCAGTGGCCATGGCCGCGCAGCAGCTGCTGACGATGAACCAAGCCTCCGCCGCGCAGCAGCAGGCCCAGCAGATGGCGCAGGACCCGATCATCCAGATGCAGCAGAAAGAGCTGGCCATCAAAGAGCAGGACGTGCAGATCAAAGGTCAGAAGGTGCAGGGCGAGCTGGCGCTGGCGCAGGCCAAGATGCAGGCCGAGAACCCCGGGGCTGCCGAGCAGATCAAGGTAGCCGCCGCACAGCAGAAGGCACAGCAGGACGCGGCCACGGCCCAGCAACAGCAAGCACAGGCGGCGCAGGCACATCAGCAGCAGTTGGTCGCGCAGGCGCAGCAGGCCGAGAGCCAGCGCCGGATGGCGGAGCAGAACACGCAGGCGCAGGCCGCACGCGCAGCGCAGGAGCGCCAGCAGAAGGAAGTCACCCACGTGCAGGCGCTGTCCCACAAGCAGGAGCTGCACCGCCAGCGGCTGGAGCAGCAGAAGCAGGTCAAGGCCGCGGCGAAGGCTGCCGGCGCCGGGGCGAAACCAAAACCCGTGAAGAAGGAGACTACGTAATGGCCCTTGCACAAGTCATAAACCATCAGGCGCTTGACGAGAAGCGGGCGGCGCTGGCAGTGCTGGAGCGGCTGCGTGAAGAAGTGGAGGCGGGTACGGTTACCTGCTTCATGGGCGTAACGATCGACGCCGACGATAACGTGGCTACGTGGTCAGGAGCGACGATGCGCGTAAGCCGCCTGCGCTCGATGGGCGCGGTCTCGCATCTGCTGGCGTGCCTACATAACGGAGAGGTCTAAATGAACGAAGAAGATAGCGTACTCGGTCTCCTGCATAAGCAGTGCGAAGACGAGAAGCAGGCAACCGTCGATGCGATGGTTTCCGGCGGGGCCAAGGATTTTGCCGACTACAAGGGTATGTGCGGGCGGATTCACGGGCTGGCCGTGGCGCAGGCGCGCATCAACGAGATGGCTGACAGGCTGCGGCGTCAGCAGGAATGAATTGGATGGAGTTTTCTGGGGTTCTCCGCCATGTTTTTAACCCCATGCGTGAAGGAAAATCATGAAATACGCGTTACCCGAGTTCGCGGCGGTGGGGGAAACCTCCGCTGTGCCGACCGAGACCGACGAGGTGAAAGCCTCGCAGGTGCCCGAGCCCAAAACGTACCACCTGCTGTGCATGCTGCCACAGGCCAAGGAGTCGTACGACAGCGGCATCCTCAAAGCCGACAAGACCATGCAGTTCGAAGAGCTGCTGTCACCGGTGCTGTTCGTGGCCAAGATGGGCCCCGACGCATTCAAGGACGAGAAACGCTTCCCGTCCGGCCCGTCCTGCAAGGTTGGTGACTTCGTGATCGTGCGCCCGAACTCCGGTACCCGCATGAAGATTCACGGCACGGAATGGCGCCTTTTGAATGACGACTCGGTTGAGGCCACCGTGCAGGACCCGCGGGGTATCAGCCGTGTATAACATCCCATCCCCCCGCACCGACGATACGGCCATCGAGCAAATGATTCAGGCCAAGGGCCTGACCGCACCCCGGGTTACACCGGCTGACATCAAAGAGAGCATAAGCGCAGAGTTCTATTTCACTGCGGATGAAGGGAAAAATGGAGCTGCTGCAGTCGAAGTTTGGAACGCTGGGGAAGAAACATTCGATGCCATCGACAGCTTAAAGCTACTCACCTTCTGCGTCCTCGTCCTGAAGAACGGCTTCACTGTGACCGGTGAGTCCGCCTGTGCCAGCCCCGAGAACTTCGATGCCGAGCTGGGTCGCAAGATCGCCCGTGAAAACGCGGTCAACAAGATGTGGCCCCTGATGGGCTACGCGCTGAAACAAAAACTTTCGGAGGCATGAACATGACCGACCCAACCGACAAAACCGAAGACAAATACGAATACGAAATCGCGGACGGTGTGATCCTTGACACCGACAAGCCCGAGATTCAGGTCATCGACGACACCCCGGACGAGGACAAGGGTCGCACACCAATGGCGCAGGCTCCGGCCGACGTTACTGACGAGGAACTTACAAAGTACAGTGACCAGAAGCTGAAAGACCGGCTGGCCCATCTGGGCAAGGGCTACCACGAGGAACGCCGGGCCAAGGAAGCGGCGCTGCGCGAGCGTGAAGAAGCCGTGCGCGTGGCCCAGCAGGTCGTTGCGGAGAACCAGCGGCTACAGGGTTCGTTGACCCAGAACCAGACGGTGCTGCTGGAGCAGGCCAAGGAGACGGCCAAGACCAAGCTGGAAGAGGCCAAGCGCGCGTTTAAGGCGGCGTCCGAGAGCTTCGACACCGACGCAATGATGGAGGCACAGGAGCAAATTACTCGTGCCACGATCAACGCAGAACGTGTAAGTAATTTCACGCCACCCGCTGGACAACCACAGCAAAACGTGATACAACCAGCCCCACAGGTTCAGCAACCCGTCCTCAGCGCCAAGACACGTGCGTGGAAAGACCAAAACCGTTGGTTTGGCACTGATGAAGGAATGACAGCGTATTCGCTGGCGTTGCACAAAAAGGTTGTTGAGTCAGGCATTCAGGTCGACAGTGACGAATACTACAAACGTATCGACGCTGACGTCCAAAAGAGATTCCCTGAAGCGTTTGCAGGGAATGCCGCAGCACCCCCTTCGCGGCAAAGCAGGTCAAACGTAGCACCAGCGAGTCGTAGTACAGCGTCTTCAAAAGTCGTACTTACTCAAACGCAGGTAAATCTCGCCAAGAAGCTGGGCCTCTCTCTGGATGTCTATGCACGCTCGGTAGCGGAACTGAACAGGAATTGAAAATGGCAACCACTGAACGTACACCAAGGGAACTCGACAAACGGAGCAACATGGAACGGATGACCAAATGGTCGCCCCCGGCACTGCTGCCTGATCCAACACCGGAGCCCGGCTTCGCGTTTCGCTGGATTCGTCTGAGTACGCTGAATGCACCAGATGCCATCAACATTTCCTCAAAGATGCGCGAGGGATGGGAACCCGTCAAGGCGTCGGAACACCCTGAAATCACATTGCTCGGAGGCACCTCGAACCGCTTTCCGGACAGCGTTGAAATCGGCGGACTGCTGCTTTGCAAAACCCCGGTTGAGTTCACTGAACAACGTGACGCGCACTTTCGCCAACTGGCGTCGGCGCAGATGGAGTCCGTGGACAACAACTTTATGCGTGAGAACGACCCCCGTATGCCGCTTTTCAAAGAGCGTAGTACCAAGGTAACGTCGTTCGGTAAGGGCAATTAACTTCATAGGAGGACTGAAATATGTCTGCAACTGCTACCCCTTACGGATTGAAACCCGTAAACCTTGTCGGGGGTCTGCCATACGCTGGCAGCACCCGCATGATTCCGATCGCCTCCGGCTACGGAACGAACATCTTTAACGGCAGCATCGTTTACACGAATGCCGCTGGCGCCTGCGCCATCGTGACTGCTACCGGCATGGATGCAACGACCAACGACTTCCCCACGGGCTCCACCGCTCGCACGGGTGCCGCTGGTGTGTTTGTTGGCTGTTCGTACACACAGCCCACGACCAAGCAGAAAATCTTCTCGCAATACTGGCCCACCGGCACGGTTGCGTCGGACGCTGTTGCCTACGTCGTGGATGATGACCGTGTGATTTTCCAAGCGCAATGTGACGGCACCGTCCCCGCAGCCGCACTCGGAACGAACACCGGTCTCGCTGCGGTGCAGAGCACCAGCACAGGGTCTACCACCACGGGCAACTCAACGTCCGCGCTGGATGCCACGGTTCAGGCAGGTTCTGCCGCGTTCCGTATCGTCGGCTTTGTTGATATGGTTGGTTTCTCTGTTGTGGGCGACGCCTACACAGACGTGCTGGTCAAGTTCAACGCGGGCTACCACAGCAACTCTTGCCCAATCGGCCTGTAAGGAGAAACGACCATGGCTATTTCTCGTGCCCAGCTCCTGAAGGAGCTTCTCCCCGGACTGAATGCTTTGTTTGGTCTTGAGTACAAACGCTACGGCGAAGAGTACAAGGAAATCTACGAAACCGAAAGTTCGGAGCGTTCCTTCGAAGAAGAAACCAAGCTGTCCGGCTTTGGTGCAGCCCCCGTGAAAAACGAGGGTCAGGCCATCAGCTACGACAACGCGCAAGAAGCGTGGACTGCTCGTTACAACCATGAAACCATCGCGATGGGGTTCTCCATCACCGAAGAGGCCATGGAAGACAACCTGTACGACTCCCTGTCGGCCCGTTACACCAAGGCTTTGGCCCGTGCAATGGCTTACACCAAGGAAGTCAAGGGCGCCTACATCCTGAATGCAGCGTTCACAGGCTCCGGCAATCCAACCTATGGCGACGGCGTGGTTCTGTGCTCTACGGCACACCCACTGGTCTCCGGCGGCACCAACAGCAATCGTCCTACCACGGGTACTGACCTGAATGAAACGTCGTTGGAAAACGCTGTGATTCAGATCGCTGCTTGGACAGACGAGCGCGGTTTGCTGCTGGCTGCCAAGCCCAAGAAGCTGGTGATCCCACCTGCGCTGATGTTTACAGCAACACGTTTGCTGGAAACCCAGAACCGCGTGGGTACGGCCGACAACGACATCAATGCGTTGAAGTCCAATGGAAGCATTCCCGGTGGCTACACCGTGAATCACTTCTTGACCGACACCAATGCGTGGTTCTTGCTCACAGACGTACCAAACGGACTGAAGCACTTCAACCGTGTGGCGGTTTCGAACTCCATGGACGGAGATTTTGAAACTGGAAATTGCCGCTATAAATCGCGTGCGAGGTATTCTTTTGGAGTTTCGGACCCGTTGGGCCTGTTTGGGTCCCCAGGCAGCTCCTAATAAGGGTTTGCTGCTATCAAAAAGGGAGCTACGGCTCCCTTTTTTACGTCGGTATTTTATGTAAAACTACATAAATTTGACAATCTCCGTAGATCATGTATACTTCAGGCATAACAACCGGAGTATCAAATGTTTTACACATACGTTTACAAAGACCCTCGCCCCACAAAGAACATGCAGGTCGTCTATGCGGGCAAAGGCCAAGGCCGCCGCGCATGGATGCATTGGGAGAAACAGGTTAAGCACAACCCGGGCTTCGGTAATTTGCTGGCGGTGCTGCGGCGCGAGGGGTTGGAGCCAGTGATCGAAATAACCCGTGAGGGCATGGACGAGGCCGAGGCGTTCTTCGAGGAAATACGCTTGATAGCGCTGTACGGACGCCGCGACCTAAAGACCGGCACGCTGCTCAACCTTACCGACGGCGGCGAAGGCTTTGGCGGCATCGTGCGCACGCCGGAGTGGGCTGCCAGAATATCTGCAGCGTTGAGCACGGATGCCCAAAAGCAGCGTAATGCGATGGCCGTCGGCGTACGCTGGAATAA